GGAATGACCCGCCGTACGTTTAACAAGGGGGCCGCCGCAACGGCTGTGGGCGGTTCGGTAGCAGTAGCGGGCGGCGACATTATCGTGGACGCGGTTAAGGCTACAGCAAAGAAAGCGGCAAAAGCCGCGTCCAAGCGCGGCGGGCCATTCGCGGATGTTTTCGCAAACGCCATGAAAGCTATGAAGGAAAGGGAAGGCGAATTAGAGTTGTCGGGCATCAGTAGGACTGAGATCGACGTTATGCGCGGCAGAACGATCCATGATAGTGATGCTAGTATTTACGCAACGAACGCGGACGGTGAATTTCTCGACCCAAAACTTATAGAAGCCCACGAAGCTGAACAAGAAGCACTATTGGCTGTGGATGACGCCAACGGCGATGTCGTTAGGATATTGGGCATTCGTGGTGGCTTAGAACAAGACGACATGGCCCAGCTTTCAGACGATCAACTGGAAGAAATGCTTGACCAAATAACCAAGTACGAAAGCAATATTTATTACCCCGAGTACAGCTTAAAGGGCGGAGACGGCGGCCCTCGACCTGACCTAGACCCTTACGAATATCACATGGCAAGAGAAGAAAACGAAGAAATGCTTTTGGACGCCAAAGAATTACTGCGGAATGAAATAGACACGCGGAAGCTCCCTGATGATGGCACCGAAGGAATGACGTTTGAAGAGATTATGGCTCGCGACCCAGACGCCCCCGTTGAGGGCGAGTTTGCAAAACTTCGCCGAGAGCGAGCAGAAGGCATCGCTCGAGAGAAAGCCGAGGAACTCGCCAAGCAGCAAGCAGACCAAGTTTGGTTTGAGAAATACCTGCCCGTGGGCTGGAAGACGGGTGGCTTCTAATGGGACGACCCCGCCCATCAATATCGCATACATTGACCACAGATAGAGGAGGCCGACATGGCTTTTAGCGCACAAATTTTTGGCCCGAACACGGGTATCTCGATTGCGAACCGCAAGCAGGCTGCCTCGATGGGCGTCAAAGCGGCAAACCAAGGCCGAGGCGGAGACAAGTACAGCATCCAAGCCACGCCATTCACCGCGAACCTTCTCAAAAATATGGGCGGCGCGAGCAGCTTCAACCCCGAGACGGGCGAGATGGAGTTTTTGTTTGGCTACTCGAGTATCGGCGATATGTTTGATGGTGGTGGCGCAGGCGGATCGGGCGCTAGTCATTATGGCGGATCGCATGATGATTACAGAGCGGCTAACCCAGATGACAATACAGTGCAAAGACATACCCCCTCATCATCTTCATCTAATAGCAGCAGCAGCAGCGACAGCAGCGGCGGTAATACCACACCCGCAGTCCAAGTATCTCAAACAAAACCAGCGGCCTCGAGCGCAGCAACCAACGAAAAAGGAACGGGTTGGCTTTTCGGCTTTGACGGCGTTGGCGATGCAATGGACGGCGGCGGCGCTGGGCGGTCTGGATCGAGCTACAGTACCGAGGGCTCGTCTTTCGACCCAGACGGCATAAACAATTACGTTGACCCTCTCGACAACAAAGGTCTTGGCGGCAGTGACGGCATGGGCAATGCGGGCAACGGTTTGACCACGATGTCAAACATGCTCGGTGGAAACTTTATTGGCGTGTCGGACTACATGGATGGCGGCGGCCCAGGTGGTGCGAGCGACAGGTATATCGGCCCCGCTTTGATAAGCGGCACAGGCAACGCCTTAAAGGGTCTTGACCTCTCAACGGGCGACGTGCAAGCGGCAGAGATTGTCGATCCAGCCCTTATCACAGGCGCAGTCGGAGGAGAGCAAGGCAAGCAGTACGGCCTCGAGATGCGTAACGGTCGCGTTGTTTACGCTTCGACAGGCGCGAACTACCAAGGCGGCCTAGACGTAAACGGCGAGCGTCAAGAGTTCTTGGATGGTCAAGCCGTGACCGCCGCACAAAAGTCCGCCAGCATGGGCGGCAGTGATGATGGTGGCGCTTCGAGAGAAACCTTTGGGAGTTACGTGGGGGGAGTATCTGCTGGCGCAGGCGGCGCAGGAACCACGTACAGTCCGACCCCAGTATTAGGCGGCAATTACACCAGCGGAGACGCGGGTGCCTTAGACCAAATAAATGCTGAGATCGTCTCGCTCGAACAGCAGATCGAAGAGATATCGGCCTCGGGCAGCGGACAAGACACCTCGACATTAGAGGCGGAGCTTGCGTCCTTGAGAAACCAACTTGCTTCTTACGGGCTGTCCTCACAGGAAGTGTCGGATTACATCGCGAACCTCGACCCGAACTCTCCTGACTACAACCCCGAAGCATACAAAGCGGCCTTTGGCTTCGCTTTAAATCCCACCTACGAGGGCGGCGTTGTCGATCCATCCGATCCCAGCGCAGGCGGCGGCGGGTATGTGCGCCGAGCCGTCAAGGATCGCGAGACGGGNGANNNGCGCTACGTCAACGTCCCNATCAACGTNGACAGCGGCATGGATCAATTCAGNGATGAAAGACGCAATGGTTTCGGCANNGCANTNNACAGCTGGCATGTACGTTTAAGATAGGAGTGCTGACATGAGCTTATTCAACACAGGAATGGCGGTNCTNACTGGCTTGAATATGATCAAGTCAAACGAGCGAGCCAATACAGCATCTAACGAGCAGTCGGCACTTACCGCTGCCGAGATCGCTCGTAACGAGCGGGTCATGTCACTTTACGACAGTGGCTCTCGTGAGATGCGGGCGGCGATTGAAGCTGCCTATTCTCAGTTTGGCGGCTTCGACCAGATAAGCGCCGCTGGCTTCAACAGTATGCGCGGCATGTTCTCGAACGCTCGTGAGCTTGAGGAGCTAGTAAACGCATCAGAGGTTGTTGACCGCTCGACGGGTTATCAAAACACGCTTATCAATGACGAGAGCAGGTTCCGCAACAACGCAAGCTCTCGTTACAACCAAGGCCGATCAGAGCAAGATGAGATGATTGGTCGCTTTGCTGATCTCCGCAACCAAAACACAGACAGGGCAGTCGCAGAAGCTCGCGCTCGAGCGAGTGCCAAGATACCCGAAGGTTTGGAGAACTCGACATACGCTGTCCAGATGGAGAAAAGCCTTACTGATATGGAGGCCCAAGCCTACAACAAGAACTTAATTGATGCGATGTCTGACGCTCAGACCTACATCAAAGGCAACCTTGACTACAGCACTACCCGCTCTGGCGATGACATTGCGGGCGGACGCTACGGGATGGAGTTTGCGGACGGCAAGATCGGCATGTACGGCGGCGCAATAAACGACATTAAAAACCTGCAAGGCATGAGAAACAACACGTACCTAAACGATTACGTGACGGGCCTCGACACCATGAACAACACAAGCTCTGTGTTCCGAGACTACGCCATCGGCAAAGGCAACGAAGCTGCTGGAACTTACAAGTTTGCCGCAGATGGCGCGAACTTAGCGGGCTTCGGCACCGCGCTGACATCAGCAGATAATGCGAGCACTCGAATGGCTACTTCGGCTGATAACGCTGGCACCGCGTTCGGCACTTGGCTCGACAGAACGCTTGATTACAACCCGATCACGGGCATGACAAATAAACCATAGGAGAGCGTTATGGCTCTAGCACTCGGCGGCTTTACAAACGCCTTCGTCGGCGCAGATGAGAAACGCAAGGATCGCCGCGCACAGAACGCACAGCTTTATGCAAATTGGATAAGCGCAAATCCAGACGCGAGCGTTGACGAGCGTAAGGAATATTACGGCAATCTTGCGGGCAACAGTCGCGGGCTACAGTCGGGCATTCCGACCGAAGAAACGATGAAGCGCCAAGTCAAAAAGTACAAAGACAAGCAGGCAAAGATTGCGGCAGCTAACGAACGAGCGGCGGAAGACAGAAAGTTGCAAATGGCTCGTCAATCCTTGAACGACATAAACAATGTGGCGAAGTCTCTCTCTCCGCTTTATGGAGACAAGGAAGCCGCAAAAGCGCAGGCCGTAGCTACTGGTCTTACATCGCCCGAGCAGTTCGAGCAGGTCTACGCTCGAATGAAGACTTTTGCGTACGCTGATTGGAACGAAACCAACAGACTGCTTATTTCGGACTACCTAAACGACCCAACGCAAGCAGCCCTTGATGCGCTCAAGGGAACGACAACAAGCGCAGAGCTACAAACTATGATCACGACCCAATACAAGGGCGCTTTCGACCGAGAAGTAACCAGCCAAACAAATCAAGCTGCCGTGGCCTACCAAAAGATAGCCAATACTGCGTTGACCCAAGGAGACTTTGACGCACAAAATTCCGCCGTTGCCGCCCAGTTCCCGCTCGCTACTGTTGCGGAAGCAACAACCCAACAAAAAACATTCTTCACTGAAAGAATGGGAGATATTACGGAGAAACAAACCGCAAAGGCTAAAAACGCACTTAACGTAGCCGCCTCGAGAGCGAGCAGCCTTGCCGACTACAACGCGATGGTTGAGGGCATTCAAGCGGAATACCCTGACCTAAACATTGGGCCCAAATTCTCGGTGGACGCCACTCTTATGTTGAGAGGTAGGTTAAAGCAGGAAGCTGAACAGGCCGCCCTTGCGGGAGTAAAGACCGTAGAGAACGAAGAGCAGTGGCAAGCTCTTAGGGCTGAACTTGTTAGGTCGTATGGCGCAAACTTCCCCGCACAAGCCGAGAGTAACGACTTTGACTTCCTCGACGCCGCCTTCAAACAGAAAGAATTGATAGTTGCAAATTCTTTGAAAGACAAAAAGGAGTTGCTTGAGAAACGTCTTTTGGAAGTTGGTCAAGAGATGACGCCCGAGGCTTACGAGAACGCAAAGGCATTGCTCGAAAATCAGGCGAAAGAACTCGGCATTACCTTAGATGCTTCGGGCGGCGATGAGCAAAATGCTCTCAAGGCTGGCAGAGACGCTACGGACGCACAGCAGGAGATCATCCAAGCTGCAACCACGATTGCGGGTGACGCAAAGAGCATAGAAGAATACGACCGCCGCATAGCCGCTCTTAAAGCCGCCAACCTAGACGTGGAAGTGACTGACGCACAGCTTGCAGCAGCGAGGTCTCTCTTCACCACGCAGCAAGCCGCTCGAGACCAGAAGGAAACCGATGCGCTAAATCTAACCGTTGCTGAAAGAGTAAACCAAGCTGATATGTCTCAGGCGGCAAACCAAGGGAAGACCGCAGAGCAAGCAATCGAAGACTTCCTAATCGGTCTAAAAGCTGGTTTGCAAGAAAATGGCATTGTCCTTACTGCCGATCAGGAAAACAGGCTGCGAGAAGATTACGGAACCGCGATGACGGCGCTTACGAGCCAGATCGACAATGCGGTCAACCCAACGCAGACCCCCGAGGTGATGCAAGCGACAATCCAAGGTGGACGAGAAAAGTGGCTCAGGGTAATACAGAACACTCTGCAAACAGACAATGTAAAGTTCACCCCTGCAATAGAAGCTCTCGCAAACGGTGGATTTGATGCAATCTTTGCTAACCTTCGCAATGCCAAGGACGCAGAAGAAAGGGTAAATGTCGCCACCGTTCAATCCGAAATGGAAAACAATCGAGGGTTTATCTCGCAAGAGGAAATCTTGGAACTTACCGAGGCGTATATCAAATCGCCCATTTTCGTGGGAGACAGCACCAATGAAGACACGATTGGAGGAATTTCTATTGCCCTGACAACGCAAGCAATTACGACCATTCGGAAAACCGTGGAAGACTTGGGCCTGCCTATCGATCAATTTTTGGTTGAAGAGATTATGTCCGATGCTCAGAACCTAGCGACGGAAGAAGGGCAGACCATCGTAGGCGGAAACGGGTCAAATCGAGTTTTAAATGTTGATGCCTTGAAGGGTATTATCTTTAACCTCGTGCAAGTGGACGGGCTTGCGAAAGTGCTCGGTAAGAACGGCGCTATTGAGCAAGCCGCCTTTAACGAGGCCGCTATGAATGCGGGCATAAACAACTTTGCAACAGCCAGCGAGAAAGACCTTGGTGTATTCAGAGGCGAGTACGCACGGTTGCGCGGAGTTATCCGCACCAGCGTTTTCGACACGGTTGACCCTGAGTTTGTAAACACAGCGGACAGATCAAGTGCTATGGTAGCAAAACTACAAAACAAAGACAGGGAGTTCTCTCTTGAAGCGCTGCCATTTACAAAAGATATGGACGCACTCTTTGTCGAGTTTAGCGGCTATACCAAAATACATGAAGACCCATCCATTCCTGACGCGCAAAAGCTAATAGCAGGGCAGAATGTTATGGGCAAAGCGGACGGCGTATTAACCATGCGGCAAGGGCTCGCTGCCGAAAGCGCTCGTGTGCAGCGAGAGATTGGTAATCTGCAACAAGCCCTTCTAAGTGGGATGTACCCTAAAAAGGGCGTTGACAGCGGTATGCGTGAGGTGATCGAGGGCAACCTTGTTATACTCAACAATCAGCGACAATCTATAGAGCAAGCCGCAAAAGGCTTAAATGCTTTTGCAGTAGCCACAGACGCTAAAGTCAAAGCGCTTGAGTTGTCCGAGCAAAAGCGATTGCAGCAAGCCTCTATTGACGAGACGGATCGTGAAGACGAAGTTCACAACGCTCTTCTTAAAGAGTTCAGTATTTACGAGCCCAACTTGAAAAAAGAATTTAACGAGGGGCAGGGCAAGCAAGGAAACTCGCTCGAAATCAGTCCAGAAGACACGGACGCTTACAGAGCATTCGCAAGAGAAAAACTTGCTATCGAGCGCGGTAAGACCCCCATGCCAGATGCCTTCTCTCCCATCCCGCCCGTCGAGCAACCTGAGCTTGGCGTGGTGGGTGAAGGTAGCGGCGCAAACAATGCAAGAAGCATAGCACCTGTTGATCAGTCTTTAGCAAGCGCACCTCCCAACAAGGTTTTCACTGCACCTCCAAATCCTAATGAGGCTGGTAGAGGTGGAGGGTTTACAGACACCTCAACATTTCGCTTTAACGAGCGGAGATCGGAAGAGCCAACCCCCATAGAAGCCATGCGAGAGTGGTTAAATAATAACAGGGCTCAGGTCTCGCAAGCAGACAATTCGCCGCCACAAGGAATAAGGAATTGGGCGGCGGCAAACAAAGAGCGGCTTATGCAAGAATTGAATGTGTCGCTCTCAGACCTAATCCTGTTGGTAAACTCGGGCCAACTCAACGCAATGTATAACGAAAGCCTACGCTAAAAGGACGACCCGAGCGGGTGCTCCGAGTAATCTGCCAAGATCAGGTTAAATGGAGTACCCGATATGGTCGATTATGCAAAGTTCGCCGCAGAGGCGAATGCCTTTGGTTCGTCAGACAATTCTTTATCTTCGGGTTACAACGACCTTTTTGGCGGCGACCTTATAAAAAACAAAGACTTTCACCAAGACATCCGAAATTATTACTCGTCACAGGGAATGTCGTTCTCATCCACGAACGAAATGCTAGACAAGTGGTACACTGATCGTCGCTGGATCGACAGCAACTTCGGTGAAGCTGGCTTGGACATGGGCAAGTATGCCAACTCAAGCGATGCTGACCAACAGCGCCACACTCGCCTCGCAGCCGCTTGGCAGCGAGCGCCTTCGAGGGGCACACTCTTTGACCAAGTTGTAGACTATGGCGCGGCTACCATTCTCGACCCAGTTAATGTAATTCCTTATGCTGGCGTTGTCAGTAAGCTCTCGAGAATTGGTCAGGTGGCAAAGGCCGCTCGTGCGGCGGGCAAGACACGAGCAGGCGCTCGTTCAGCGGGCGTTTCACGAGGCGTTAAAGAAGGTGTGGTTGAGGGCGCAGCAGTTGGCGCGGTGTTTGGTGGTGGATTTGACGCGCTACAACAGTCACGAGAAATGCAGCAAGGCATTACTGATGCAACCGAATATGATGTCGGGCGCATGGGTAAGAGCGCTCTTTATGAGGCTGGCGCTGGTGGTTTTTTGGGTGGCATCATCGGTCGCTTTGCGTCAGGCAAACGAGCCGACGATGCTCTTAACTGGTCGAAAAATTCAAAGCTAGGCCCGTACATCGAAGGGCGGCTCGCGCAAATTAACCGCATCGAAAACGATCTCAACGTAAAGATAGCGGACGAAAGCCTACAAGATCAGCGCTTCGATCTCGTCAATGAACTCGGGCTAATCCAGCAAGAAAAAGCTGACATCGAAAACTATGCTCGTGACGTGGAAAACAGACAGGCCGAGCTAGACGGTCTTGCTAAAGAAATGGAAACTGCTCAAGCCAATGGCGACAGCACTGGCTCGCTGATGACAGATTTCCAAAGCAAGAACGCCGAGCTTACCAAGATGCTCGAAACAAGAGAGGTCAAACCTCTCGAGCGTCTGTCGCCCGAAGAAATCCGCGCTCGTGAAAAGCAAGCAAAAGTCGTAAACGCTCCCCCACCCAACACGGGTGCTGCGCCCACAGGAAACGCCACAGGCACCGCGACACCCGCAGATACAGTGCCGACAGAGAATTTAGATGGACAGGCACCAGCCGCAGAGGCACCAGCAGCACCAGCGCCCAAAGCCCCGACCCCTGACGAGGTGCGGACTGAGATGGGTAGCATGGAAGTCCCTGATGGTGAGGGGGGTCAAGAAGCCTTTAATGCAGCTACAAAAACCAATGCGGCTTGGGCTTCCAACTTAAAGAAAACTCTCGCAGGCTACCGCAAAAAAGCCAAAGAGGCGGGTATCGAACTGCCCAGTGATGAAGAGCTTGGACGCTTAATAGCGGCGGGTAAGTTTGACTTAAAGGCCAACGGGAACCTTAACAAAGATGGCATCCAGAAGCTCAAAGAGTTTGTCACTTCTCGTGGTGGAGATGCAGTAAAGCAATTTGTTGGCGGTCGCAGAACACCAAAAGCAGCGAAGCCCGCAGATGCACCAGCAGCGGCAGCCGCAGACGCACCAGAGACCCCAGCAGAGGCCGTCATCCCAACCAAGGGCGATACCAAGGCCGCCGAACGCGCTGCGAATGTAGGCACAGGCGAGAGTAATGAAGACCTGATGCTTCGCCTCGCAGACGAGGAAATCCCTGACAACGACGGCACGGCATCCGATGTGCTTTTGGGCAACCCGCTTGCCACAGACAAGAAAGGCAAGGCTAGTAACGAAAGGGCCACATTAAAGTTTATCGAAGCCATAAGCGATTACGCAAAGCAAGCTAAAGCCAAGGGTAACACGCCCCTCACAATGGACGACATTGGCAAGCTGATTAAGTCAGGCCGCCTTGAGCTTAAAAAGAACGGAGCCCTTACCAACCGAGGCATTCAGATGGCGAAGGCAATGGCCTCGTCTCGTGGTGATGGTAAGTTTGTTCTCAAGGCTCGCGCTACTGCAACTCAGGTTACTGACGAGGCGTCTCGCATAGAGGCATACAACAAAGCCAACCGCACTCCCGAGCAGGTCGCAGCAGACAGAGAAGTCTCGATGGCGGCGGACACTATCTTTGGTGACATCATCGAAGCCGCTGTCGCAGAAGGCGTGGTAGACAACGCCAACAAGATCAGAAACAAAATCTTGGCTGGCCTTAAAAACAGCATGACCGATGAGGTCTATGGGGCAGTCGTGCGCCGCTTGGACGATTGGGCCAACATCCGCAAGACCATAGCCGACGATGCCTCCGAAGCCGAAGTCCTCAATCTCGCTCGAGAGCGGATGGCGGAGCAACGGCAACTCGATCTTGCATTCCATACCAAGCAAGGCGTTTACACAGGCGCACCCAAAACCTCGGGCGGTAATCGTGTGGGCGGTACGGCAGCAAAGGCAGGAGCGGCGCTCGAGAACGACCCCAACGCAGGCCGCGTGTTCCGCACGTACGTCAACAGCAAGGGCGAAACTGTCACCACGAGCAAGATCAGCAGCCTGTTTAAATCGGGCATGGATATTGGTGATGGGTATAGCGTCACCGAGGGCGTACAAGACCTCAACCCCAGAACCTTTAACGCCCAACAAGCTCAAGCAGAGGCCATTCGTGACGCTGGCCTTGGCATTCAAAAGGCCACATACGAAATCGTAGCGCAAGGTAGCGAGCGTGGTGTTGTCGGTATTGGGCGGGGCAATCGCGTGACGAAAGGGATGATCCTTCATGGTGCGCCAATCAAGCAAAAGGACGGCACATTTAAGCTCAAGCTCTTTAAGGAAAAGAAACACGCTTACGAAGCGCTGGGCCTCCGAGGCAAAACTGACGGCTACATCCTCACCAAAGACTTGCCCATGTTCGAGAACATGGATGAAGTCAGGGCAGCCATTCTAAAAGCAACTAATGACTTTGCGGGTGACGGCAAAAAGATTGGCGTCGAAGCCGCCAACATGATCAAGAAAGTTGATGAGGGCGGAGCGCCTGCGATGATAACCGCAAACATGCGGAAGATTGCGGCGAAAGAAGGTGTAACCATAGACGCCAAGGACACCCCCGCTACCGTGATCGAGAAGATACGGGAGAAAGACAGCCTCGTGGGCGGACACGGCGACTACACCAAGTATCAGGTCGAGCTAAGAAAGATCAAAGCTCGCACCCCAGCCGACCCTGATCCCGTCACGATTAACGTGGAGACAGGTAAGCCCAAGGCTATCAACACAGTGAAAGCAGACGGCACACGAGGCGACAAAATTTTAATTGTGATCAGGCGTAAATACGACGAAACGAAAGCGAACGCCAACGCTCGCATGATCAGCGAAACGCAGTTATCGGAAGGCTTGGGCGTTGACGCTTTGCTCGGACAATCAGACGCCGACCTTTTCTTTATCGGCTATGTACCACGGGAAATAAACGGTGTGGACGTACGCAAAATTCGGACAGACAGAGAGGCACTACTAAGCGCGTTTGAGCCGCTCGATGACGCCAACAAACTAGACGGCTCGGCAGTGGATGCGTATGTCGCACCGCCCAAGCCAGTTGATCTTGCCGTCGAAGCCCCCCGCATGATGATTAACATGGCGGACTTTACTGACGATCAGTTTGACAACATTTTCATGGCTGTTTCTCTCGCTCGTAATTCGGCAAGTTCCCTTGCTGGAGAGGGCACAGGGCTTGTCAGTCTTCCAGTAAACAAAGCAGAAATGCGTAAGGCTTCCGTAACACTGGGCGAGCTTCACGGTTACATGGAAATACTTGAGAGCGACCCCTGGATAACAAACATTACGCCTAAGTATAACGAAGCTGGGATGGCTGAAATAACGAATATGCCAGAGATCAGCATAGGTTCCCGCACGAAAGCACTGCGAACCATGTACGAAGTGTTGAGCAACATCGCTCCTGCGGGTTTCAAGCTGCCAAATCAAAGCATTGAGGCCAGCCGTGGTCAGCTTAAAAAGGTGATCAAGGGCGTAGACAAAGCACAGTCGGCTGAGATTACTAGGTTGTTTGACGAGGTAATGGGGGATCGCACCGAAGCCCCAATCTTTGTTGACGGCAGCGGCAAAGGCACGGAGGTGGGTAACGGCTACTATACATCAACCGCCATGTTTATGAAGGATGGCTCGGTGTCTCAGACAGGGCCAGTGAACCGCGTATCTCTCGACGTTGCGGGCAACAGAAACCCCACAACCGCCGCAGACAACCAAGGCATCGGATCGACATACCTAGTCATGCACGAGCTTGGTCATTGGGCGTATCGCAATCTTATGTCGTTTGACATGCGAGCCGAGTTCTGGGCAGAGATGTCTAAGTATTATGATGCGAATGGCAAGTTTGATGGTGGTGGTAAGGGCGCTACTGGTCAGACATTAGTGGACGAGCGCACACCTTTTGCTGAGTTGCCTGATGGCAGCACAGCGGGTCTTTCAAATGGCAGACAAAGCCCGCAAGAAATGTTCGCCAATCAATTCGCTCTGTTCTTGCAGAAAAAATATGACGCTGTTTACGTGCCACAAAACACGAGCGTGTGGAAGAAAGTAACGGGCGCAATCAGAGCCCTTTGGATTAAGATGACAGGTCAAACCTCTCGCGACCCCAATCTTGAGCCGCTCTTCGACAAGATGCTCACCGACAAGAACGAGCTTGCTCGTACTCGCTTCTCCAATCCAAAGGAAGCAAGCACAAAACTTGGTGGCGTTCTTCGTGCAAGATACGTGCAGTTGTTCGAGGCAATGGGCCGATACAAAGAGAAGATGCCCAACAATAACTCCGATACGGACGACACCATTGGTGGCGCAACCTACTTATCCGAAGTCGCCCACTACCTAAACGGAATGGGCTTTACGAAAACGGATAGGGCGATTGCTGCAATCAAAACCAATGAGGACTTCCGCGCAAATACGGGGCCGCTCACCGCTCTTCCCGCTCCTGTCCGCCGCAAAATGCGAGCCGTTGCACTAGAAATCAATCAACTTCTTTATAAAGAGAAGGTGAATATCGACGGATACGGGGCTGATTACATCTTGTCGGGCAACGCCTACAAGGAAGGCTTCGAGAAACAGATGACTGAACTTGTCGAGAAGGACGTTAATCCTCTCGTAGACAAAGTTCTTACCATCCTTAATGACGAGTACATGAACGTCGAGGGTGGTGACATCCCCGAGTACCGCATGTCTGACGAGATACTCGACCTCCGCAAGTCCGTGCACCTGACGCCTGCTAAAATGGCGAAGGTCATGGCGGGCAAGAACATGAAGAAGGTGGTCAACGCGAGGAAGGGCTCGGCGCGTTCAAGCATCCGCAAATGGATGTCGGGATTTGGAAAGGGAAACACCAAGCCAACAAAGGCAGGCTCCTCAACAAGCGAGGCCAAAGCCAACAGCGTAAACTTGCAGCAAACAAGCACAGAAGATTTGCTCGAGATGTTTATGGACGAATTGTCTGTGGGCGAGACAACCAAGACAAACAGCAAGGGAACAAAGAAAGAAGCCACGGGCGCAGTAAGCACTTATGGCGGCAAGATAGCGACAGAAATCAAAAAGCGCTTTAACAAGAGCGATGAGACCGCCAACATAGTTGTCGATGATGAAATGAGAAAGCTCGCTGCCAAATATTCCAGTATGGACAAAGACGAGCTTACCGCAGCGTTCGCCCGAGCAACGTCTCGAAAAGACGATGCCTCTAAGAAAGAGCGTGATGCAATTCGCTTGGCGTTCTCAAAACAAAAGGGCGGGCCAAACGCAGGCAAGAAAACCCTGCCTCTTGGGGCCATCGTCAACCGAGCAGTGGTTGCCGAGGTGGGTCAAGAGATGGGCACTGGCACAGAGCTTGGCATACCCGCCAACGCGCCCGTTTCTATGCGCTCGTTCCTTGGGGCGATTAACCACCGTACGGGTGAGAAGCAACTCGCCAGCCGCACCATTGCGGCGCGGCTTGCAAGGCTGGGCGTTTCATTCCCTGCCACAAAAGCAACCGAAGGCTGGAATGGCTTTCTCAAAGAGATACGCAACCTTGGAACAAACGTATCCAAGTCTGACGACATTACCCAGACATTGCAGTACATCGGCAGAACTTTGTATGCGACTGAGGTACTGACCCCTGCGAGCCGCCGCTTACTTAACGGGTACGCTCGTCAGACCGATCAAGACCCTTCCGCCCTCCTTGGCAAAATTTTTGCTGACTTTGCTGATGACCAAGGCACGGGCTCAGACCTTGCAAAGATGCGAGAAACTCTTGGCGGTGATGACATCCCCCGCCTCGATGACCTCGAGCTATCTCTTTCCGAGGACATGATGTCCTCGGCAAGCTACGTTCTCGACGGCGTGGTCGCAAGCAAGGCGGCCCGCCGCCGCTTCCCTGTTCCGTTCGTACGCAGCGCGTTCGACGGCGATGGTGCCAGTGACATGCTTTCCACATCTCACGCGGATGTTTACGACAGCAAAGTCCCGAGCGAGTTTGCGGCTCAGTACGCACGAACAGTCATCGACCGCATGAATGTCGCCCAGCTTGACGCAGTTGACGCCTTCACTGGCAACGGGGCACAGGTTATGTATCGCAGCGTTCGCAACTCAGCATCAAACCTTATTGGTTCTCGCATCGATGACGCACCTGTTGATCATCTGCACCACCGCATAGATCAATTAGTCAGCGGGCTGGACGAGCCGCAAGCATCAGAAGCCGCAGAGTTAATCGACACTCTGTCTGATCTGCGAGGTGCCATGAATAAAGGTGGCGACATAGCCCTGCAAAGGGAGATGGCAAAAGACATTGAGGGCCAGCTTGCCGAGCTTGGCGTGACTGACCTTCTTGATGTTGAGCCAGTGTTTGTGCGGGACAGAAACCCCGTTGCTATTGTGGGCGCAGTAAGCCGCAACTCTGATGGGGTGCAGAAAATTATCTCGGCCCTGCGTCGAGACGCTGCCGAGGGCACAGCCCGCACTAACGTCGAAGCGCGTGTCAAAGGCATTATGGACACCATGTCGGCAACCGAGATGTACTCTCGCCTCGCACTAATAGCGGGCGGCAAACAGCACTTGAACCGCATCCTTCGAGAGCATGGCTTCTCAAGCATTTCGGTCGGCGGCGAGCGAGTAATCCTCAACTCGTCAGACGTACGATCCATTAAGTCCAATATGTTTACGGAAGCCGAGCCTGTTCTTGGTGCCAGCGAGACAACACCTAGCGGTCTTAACCGAGCCGTCATTACTTCCGCGCAAGAAGGCGCACCGTATGCCGACATCGTTGCCAATGCGTCGAGAGTTCTCGAAGCGGGCGGTGTGCCACCTCGCACACTCGATCAAATGATTGCAGCAGCCAACGGGCGTAACATTGGCGAAGATGGCAAAGACATAATCAGAAAGTCTAACGTCTGGAACCCGCTCGCAACCAACAGCGCAATCATGCGTAAGTCTGGGATACGGTGGCTCGCTAATCACTTTGAGCCCGAGGATGGATCGGGCGGTCACTTCGAGCGTACGAACGAGGGGATGGGCAAGTTCCTCATGCCCCTAACGAGAATGCTAAACGAGTTACCTGACAGCAAGAATGTGTTTGGTCGATACTGGCAGAACGGGCCAACACAAATGGCTCAAGCCGCCATGAGCACCGTAGGCTTTACTCCTAATCGCCGAGCGTCTCAGCCCGCATCGCACATGAATATTGTGAGCGCCCTTCGCAACAGCGCCAAGGCGGGAACTCTCGACCCACAAGAGAAGGCGGTTTACAATCAAATCCGCTCTTACCTCGGCAGCGCAGTTGGGCGTATGCGAGAAGCTGGCATGGTAGTGGGTGACGTGGGCGAAGATTACTTCCCGCAGGTTTGGCGCAAAGACATGATCTTAGCCAATAGAGACGAGTTCGTTCGGCGCATGGCGGCGTATCTCAAGGTGGAGCAAGCATCCACGGGCGGTGCGCCTCACGCGACAGGCCGTGCGGAAGAGATTGCCGAGCGGATTGTTACTAAACTAACAGACGAAGACGGCGTACTCTCCCAGACTTCGGCGCAGCTAAAGGCAGTGGGATCAGACGACCACCTCGATTATCAGCGCATGATCCGCCTGCAAGACTTCAAACGGTTCGCCGACTTTGAAAACCCCGACAGTCTCGCAGGGTATCTCGAGAATGACATTCTCGTCGCCATGACCAAATACTCGGACAACCTCGAGCACCGCCTCGATATGACCGAAGCATTCGGGGTGGGCGCACACGGGTATCACGACTACACTGCAATCTTGTCTTCGCCAACAGCAGGACGGGCGACGATAGCAACGCTTCTACGCAGTAACAAAATCCTCCGCACTAATTACGCGATCAACGCTGGCAGTGAAGAGGGTCTGTTCAAGAAGAGTTTTGATCACAACGTATTCATGTCACCCTTCAAAGAAGAATACCCTGCGCTTGCTAAAGCTGACGAGCTAATTGCTATGGCAAAGGCTGGTGCGTCTTCTCGCGAGATAGAAGAAAGCATTATGCAGTCTCTCGACGCTGCGCTGACGGGCACAGAAAACGCCCAGATAATGCGGAACAATTTTAAAAAGAGAGCAACAGCAATCGCCAACGCCTTGAACGACACGAAAGGTTTGACGGTTCTCACTTCGGCAGCCAACGTCAAACATGCCAACGGCTTTTACAACGCTGCTGTGCGCCGCCCAATCGAGGGGATGCACGGGCTTTATGCGATGGCTGACACAAGTAAATGGCTGCGAGGGATCAACGCTGTCACCCTTCTGACTTACACCACGCTCACATCGATACCTGACCTTGTACTCCCGCTCGTCCGCACAGGTGACGTGAAGGCGTACACAAAAGCGCTGACGAGTTACATGAGCCAGCGAGAAGGCGGCAAAGCCTACAGAGAGATGATCCGCAATATCGGAGCGGCTACCGAGAACGTGGTGCATCAGCGCATGACGATGGCTCACGGGGTCGAGAGCACCCAGTTTATGAGTGGCTTCTTTAACTCGACATTGCTAACGCCTTGGACTGACACGATGAGAGACATTGGCGCGGCGGTTAGCTACGAGCACCTCAAGGCGCAATCGCGGATTGCTCGAGAGTACCCCAACTCACGAGCGGGCCGCATAGCTAAACGCATTCTGAAAGAGGAAGGGCTGGAAGACCTCTATCAAGAGGGCGACATCGATATGATCATGCAGACACGGGGCTCAGAGAGAGAAGACCCGAGGAGCAAAGCCATCTCGTCCTCAGTTATCAAGCTAACGAACAAGATGATCTTCACTCCCAATCCAAACGACATTGTGTTGTGGGGGCAGACGCCACTCGGGGCTATTGCGATGCAGCTAAAGTCCTTCCCGATTATGATGGGCCGCTTGATTGGTGGCACATTCGGTGAGGCGTTTGCTGGTGAGGGCGCAATCAATCGGACAGGGAACTTCGCCAAAGCGTTTGTCGGTGCCTCAGACAACCGCATAGCGCCTCTGGCAGCCCTTCTGACAGCGGCTCCCGCCTTCGGGGCAGGGGCAGTAGCAGTAAAGGACATCGTGCAGGGTAGAGGCGGTGAGGACAACAGGCAACACGCAGTTCGTGACCGCAGATTGAGCAACCACTCAGGAATGTATCAAGGCTTCAAGGACAATGAGTTTATTGATAAGTTCTTCGGGTGGGGTTTCGATGGCTTCGTCGCAGCAATTGGCTTTGGCTTCCTTGGCGACTTGATGTACGAGATAGCATCGCAATCTGACAACGGTGCGTATGGACAGAACAGAGTTTTGGAAGCGTTCGCTGGCCCGACACTCGGGCTCGCGAATGACGCCCTGACAGTAACCCAAGGGGTCAACTCTTTGATTGAGGGTGACGAGGCAAATGGGATACGCCGCGCCGCCGTAAGAGAAACCACTGGTCGTTTCATACCCTTCCTTCCTAACTCTGCGAGAGAAAGCGTAGTCGATAGGATTGCTGGGGTGAAGAACGCAGGGCAAGGCGGCAGCGGAGGTTATGGCGGGGGCTACGGCAGCGGCTACTGATCCTCGTCAGCCCAAGGCGTATCCTTTAGCGTCACAGTCACGCCCTCTTTCGCTCGAGCGTAAACGGAACCAGCTTGGGAGCTTCTAAGCTGGTTCTTCATTTGCCGTATCTTCTCTTGTTTCTTGGCGTCATCACTTTCTTTTGACATTCTTTGCCTCCTCGATCCTGACTGCCTCCCAACCCACGGCAGCGTAGCCGCAGATATCCACGTACGTGTCGAACTTTGTGGGTGACGTAACCATCCTCGACAGCTTGACCGCCATCATAATCATGGTGACATGCTCTGGCCCCAGCTTCGCACCCTCGGCGAG